CGCTCTGCGAGGTCATGAACGCGCACTTCAACAACACCCTCGGGAACATCGGCCCCATCTACGTCATCAACGTCCTCGACCCGTCTGCGGGCAAGCACCGCAAGGCGACCGAGACCACCCAGCAGCTCTCTTTCACGGGCGGCCGGGCCGAGTTTGCGAGCTCCACCATCATCCTCGACACCCTGACCATCGCCAAGAGCGATGGCGGCGACTACGCCGAGGGCACCGACTACGCTGTGGACTATAACTTCACCAAGGGCACCGTCATCATCACAAGCCTGATCGCGGACTCCCCGCTCACCGGCACCCTGACGGCCAGCTTCTACGAGGTGGACGACAGCGCCATCGAGGACGACGACATCATCGGCGGCGTGACGGCCGGCGGCGAGTACAGCGGCCTGAGCTCCATCGCGCTGCTCTACCCCGAGCAGTTCGCGGTCTGCAACCTGATCGCCGCCCCCGGCTGGAGCCAGAGCCCGGCGGTCTACAACGCCATGCTCACCGCCAGCCAGAAGATCAACGGCCACTGGGACGCCTTCGTCGTCGCTGACCTGCCCCTCGTGGACAGCAGCGCGCAGGCGGTCGACACCATCACCAAGGCCATCGCGTGGAAGAAGAACAACGCCTTCACCGGCGAGCGGTCGAAGGTCTACTGGCCGCAGGGCATCGACAACCTCGGCAACATCTACCACCTGAGCACGCTGGCCGTGGTCGAGCTCATGCGAGCCGACTTCAGCCACAACAGCGTGCCGATGGAGACCTGCGGCAACAAGGCGATCCCCATCATCAAGCAGTATTTTGGGGCCAACGCCACCAACCGCGGCTTCAGTCAGCAGGAGGGCAAGGAGCTGACGCAGAACGGCATCAGCACGGCCGTCGCATGGGGCGGCGAGTGGGTGCTGTGGGGCGACCACACCGCCGCCTACACCTACGGCGCCGACGTGGATCCCCGGGCGATCTTCGACGTGTCCATGCGTATGCTCATGCACATCACCAACGACTTCCAGAGGGAGTGGAGCCCACGCATCGACGAGCCCATGACCCGGGCGCTCAAGGACGAGATCATCAACCGCGAGCAGGAGAAGCTCGACGGGTATGTCAGCATGGGCGCGCTGCTGGGCGAGCCGCAGATCGTGTTCCTCGAGAGCGAGAACAGCACCACCGACATCATGAACGGCGACTTCCGCTGGGACATCGCCGTCACCCCGACCCCGCCCCTCAAGTCTGCGAGCGTGTACGTCGCATACACCGACGCCGGCTTCTCTGTCTACTACGAAGGAGGTGACGAGTAATGGCAAATCTGTGGCTTGACCTGAAGGGCCCCATCCTCGCCGACACCGTGTACATCAACGGCGTCCTCGTCGCCAAGGACGTGACCATCACCCTGCCGGCCGTCACCCATGTGACCGCCGATTATAAGGCGATGGGCACCTACACCGCACCCATGACCGGCCAGATCGAAGGCATGGAGGCCGCCATCACCAAGATCGGCATCGACAAGGGGCTGCGCTCCATGGTGCAGCTCGAGAGCAAGACGCTGGAGGTCAGATGGGCGCAGGATGTCAAGTACGCCGACGGCTCCACCAAGACCGAAGGCTGCAAGGCGTTCATGCGCTGCGTCCCGAAGCTGATCCCGGGCCTGTCCGTGGATCCGGGCAACCCTTCGGAGAACGAGGTCACGCTGGCCGTGAGCCGCTATCAGGTTTTCGTCGCCGGCGAGGAGTTCTGCCTGATCGACCAGCTCAACACCATCATGCGCATCGGCGGCGTGGACTACGTCAAAGACCTGCGCAGCGTGCTGTAACAACAGATGGGCGCCGCCCGAGGTGGGCGGCGTCCCTCTTTTTATCAACGAAAGGAGACAACGACCATGGAAAAGCTGACACTCAGCAACCCCATCACCATCAACGGCAAGAAGGTCAAGACCCTGACCTATGACACCGGCGCGATCACCGTGGGAATGTTCGCCGAGGCCGAGGCGCTGAAGCTGCGCGCCACCACCCACAAGGCGGGCGGCAGCGCCGGCGCCACCGAGCTCGACTACTCCATGCACCTCTACCTCGCTATGATGGCGATCACCGCCGTCAACCCCGACATCGACATCGCCGACCTCGAGCGCATCAGCGGGCCCGATGTCATGGAGCTGGTGAGGATCGGCCGAAATTTTACCACAACGAGGTCGGGGGCACCCTCCGAGCAAAACGACTCGGAGAGCTCGTCCGAGACTACTCCCGAGCCTTCCACATCTCAGTCGGAGAGCTCCGACGGGAACGCCTGACCGACTTCCTGCTCGAATACTACGAAGCGGCCGAGGAGGCGAAAAAGCAGCGGGCCAAGATCCCGAAGCCGAGGATCCCCCACATCCGGCCGCATAGGAGGAGGTGACGCCAGTGGCCAAAAATAAAATGCTGCAAGCCGTCGTGAGTCTCGCCGGCACCATTGACCCGTCACTCGGCAAGGCGCTGGACGATGTCACCGGCAAGCTGGAAAACGTCAACTGGAAGGCCGTGGCCGTCGGCGGCGCTGTGGGCGGCATCGCAGTCGCAACAGGCAAGGCAGTCGTGGAGGCCGGGAAGTATCTGGCCGACCTCGGCAACGAGTACAACACGGCCATCAATCAGCTCTCGGCAGCAACCGGGGCGACCGGCGACGAGCTGGACGCGCTCGGTGAAAGCGTCAAGAACATCTACGCCCAAGGGCTCGGCGATGACTTCGCCGACGTGGCCGACGGTCTGGCTGCAACGCAGCAGGCCAGCGACCTGACCGGCGAAGCTCTGGAGCGAGCAACCGCCGCCGGCTTCAACCTGCGGGACGTGTTCGACTACGATGTCAGCGAGAGCGCCCGGGCAGCGTCGGCCCTGATGAAAAACTTCGGCATCGACGCCGAGGAAGCCTACGGCCTGATCGCCGTGGGCGCGCAGAACGGCGCAGACAAAAACGGCGACCTGCTGGACACCCTGAACGAGTACAGCCCGCAGTTTGCGGCCCTCGGCCTCAGCGCCGACCAGTTCATCGGCACCCTCGTGGAGGGCGCTGACGCCGGCCTGTTCTCCATCGACAAGGTCGGCGACGCCGTCAAGGAGTTCAACATCAGAGCGAAGGACGGCAGCGACACAAGCCGGGAAGCCTTCGAGAGCCTCGGCCTCAACGCCGACAAAATGTTCGCAGCCTTCTCCGCAGGTGGAGACACCGCGGAGGCCGCGTTCTTCGACACCGTCGAGGCCCTCAACAGCATGGACGACCCCCTCGCCCGAAACGCGGCCGGCGTGGCCCTGTTCGGCACACAGTTCGAGGATCTGGAGGCCGGCGTGCTGCCGGTGCTGGCGAGCATCGAGACCGCAGCCTACGACGGCGCGGCCGCTCTCCAGCAGATCAACGACGTGAAGTACAATGACCTCGGCAGCGCCTTCGAGGCGATCAAGAGGTCGGCCGAGGTCTCGCTGCTGCCGATGGCGTCCATGATCGCCAACACCCTGACGGCTCTGGCACCGATCCTGCGGGAGACCTTCGAGGCCATCGCCCCCGTCATCACGGAAACGCTCAACGCTTGTATGCCGTTTGTGCAGCAGTTCCTCATGGGAATGGGGCAGGCCCTCCAGACCGTGCTCCCCATGGTCTCGCAACTGGCCGCCGGGCTGCTTCCGCTGCTCTCGCAGCTGATCTCGGCCTTCCTGCCGCCGCTCCTCGAGCTGGCGCAGCAGCTACTCCCGCCGCTGATGCAGATCGTGCAGGCCATCCTCCCGCCCATCGTGAGCATCCTGACCTCGATCCTGCCAATGCTGACGCAGATCATCTCGACGATCCTGCCCGTCCTGACCAGCCTGATCTCGGCCCTGCTGCCTGTCATCACCCCGCTGCTCGAGGTCGCGCTCCAGATCGTCAACAGCGTCATCATGCCCCTCGTGCCCCCTCTCATGCAAATCGTCGAGGCGCTGCTGCCGCCCCTGATGTCGCTGCTCAATGCCATCATGCCGATCCTGAGCCCCCTGCTGGGGCTGCTTCAGCCCATCGCGTCGGTGCTCGGCACCATCGCCAGCGTCATCGGCAAGATCGTGAGCTTCGGCGCGGGCGTCATCAACAGCATCGCCGGCCTGTTCGGCGGCGGCGGGGGCGGCGGGGCTTCCGGCTTCGCAACCGGCGGCTTCACGAGCGGCCCGTCCATCGCGGGCGAGGATCCGCGCTACCCGACCGAGGCCGTCATCAGCTTCAACCCTGCATATAGGGCGCAAAACCTGTCCTACTGGGCCCGCGCCGGCGAAATGCTCGGCGCTATGGACGAGGGCAGCTATGAGCCCATCAGCTCCGGCTCGGGCACGTCCGTGGTCTATGACCTGAGCGGCCTGTCCTTCAGCCCCACGATCAAGGTCGACGGCAACACCGACGAGGACGCCCTGATCCGAAAGCTGCGGGATCTGGAGCCGGAGTTCATCGACTTCATCCTCGAAGCACTCGCAAGAAGGGAGGGCGGCGCCTATGTCACAGCGGATAGTCGGCTATATTGATTACACCGCGCAAGGCGGCGACACCTTCGACAGCATCGCGCTGGCAGCCTATAACGAGGAGCGGATGGCGAGCACCATCATCGACGCCAACCGCGACCTCTGCGACGTGCTGATCTTCGAGGGCGGCGAGGCTGTGCGGATCCCCATCGTCGAGACTGTGGAGACGCCCGACACCCTGCCGCCGTGGAGGAGGTGAGCCTGCCCCGTGAAAATCATCTACGAGGGGACGGACATCTACCCCGAGATCAGCGTCCACCGCTGCTACCACGATATGTACGCAGACAAGCAGAGCGACGAGCTGTTGCTCAAGCTCAACGACACCCGGGAGCTGTGGGACAGGTGGAGCCCCAAGAAGGGCGACACCATCGCCGTCGAGGACGGCGCCGCCAAGACGGGCAAGATGTTCGTCGAGAGCGTCGTCCCTGAGTCCGGCCTCATAACCCTGCGGGCCTACTCGGCCCCGCAATCCACCAAGGACAAGAGGAGCAAGTCGTGGGAAAAGGTCAAGTTCCTGCAACTGATCCAAGAGCTCGCCGGCCGGCACGGCCTCACGGTCGAGACCTACGGCATCACCGACCAGACCTACGACTACGTCGAGCAGAACAACCTCCCCGACTTCGCTTTTCTTCAGGCACGCTGCACCCTCGAGGGCGCGGCTTTTTTAGTCTATGACGGTAAGCTGGTCGTCTACGACGAGGCATACATGGAGGGCCAGCAGCCCGTCGACACCATCACCATCACGCCGGCCAACGACTTCGAGTACCGGGACGAGGGCGCCTACGCCTACGGCTCGGCCGAGGCCGTCAACGGCGGCCTGACCGGCACCTTCTCGGCGCCGGCCGGGGGCGACAAGGTGCTGCGCAAGATCCTCCCTTTCCGCATGACTGACCAAGCAGAGGCCGACCGCTTCGCCAAGGGCCTGCTCCGGGACGCCAACAAAGAGGCGACCGTCGCAACGCTCTGGACGGGGACGCTGCTGCGCGAGTACGCGGCGGGCTCCGTGGTGACGCTCTCCACCGAGGGCGTCGCCTCGTGGGACGGCACGGCCTTCGTGAGCCGGATCCGGCACGACTACGTCAAGACCCGGAGCAAGCTCTATCTGCGCAAGCCTCTGGAGGGATATTGACCATGCCAAACAGCAACACCCAAATGATCCAAAAGGGCAAGATCTCGAGCATCGAGGGCGAGCCCGACAGAAACGGCGACAAGACCACGGCCCGGGTGCTCCCGAGCACCGCCGACAGCCTCGTCACGAGGCCGCTGACGATCCCGTGGTATCTACGCGGGGACATGGGAAACCTGAGCCCCGGCGTCGAAGTCGCCTACGCTATGTTCGAGGACGGCACCGGCCTGATCCTCTCTCGCATGGACGGGGAGTGGCCCGGCATCGTCCCCGGCGACATCACCATCAAGAAGGGCGCGCTCACCGTGCAGGACAAGGGCGTCAGCGTACCGTCAGCCGATGTCACGGCCGGCGGCATCAGCCTGACCAGTCACACCCACACCGCACCGCACGGAGAGACAACCGGCCCGCACTAAGGAAGGAGGCCAAGCATCATGTCCGTCATGGCATCGTGGAACGGCAAGACATGGGGCGTCTCCCCCGAGCGGATCGCCGCCCTGAATGGCGTCTCGGCCAGCGTGGAGCTGGACACCGAGAACAGCGACGACAAGGCGGGATCCCCGGCCACCAAGACCAAGGCGCTCAAGCTCCAGAGCATGAGCTTCGACTTCGATCTCGGCGTCGCCGTGGGCTGCGATGTCCGCGGCGAGTACGAGTCGTGGACGGCGCTGGTGGGCCAGTACGCCCCCTTCTACCTCGGCGGCACGCGCTTCGGCCCGGCCAACCTTCAGCTCACTGGTGTGAGCCTCGGCGACACCACGGTCGACAACTTCGGCCGGATCCTCAAGGGCAAGATCACCATCAACCTGACCGAGTACGCCGAGGAGGCCAGCAGCAAGAAGGCGACCGCCGGCAGCTCCAACGGGGGCAGCTCGTCCCCGGCCGGAGTCTCCACCGGCGTCGGCCCGCGCCTGAGCGCCATCACCGTCGGCGCATCCAGCAGCGACAAAGCTGCAAAGAAACCCAACAACACCCAACTGACCTAAAGCGAGGTGATCCCATGAAAGCAAGCGGCAACGCAGCGCCCGAGACCTGCGTGCAAAACCTCCTAAAGACCATCCGCGGCGAGGTGCCATACGAGCGCATCAAGGGGATCGACCGCACCCTGATCGACAGGCCGAGCGGGACGGCTGCCAACGATCTGGCCGCCGACGTGGAGTTCGTCGTGGAAACCTACGAGCCCCGCGTGCGCCTGAGCTCGTCCGATCTGGTCGCGCTGGTCGCGCAGACCGGCGACTTCGAGCTGCGGGCCAGCATTGACAACACACTCTGAAGGAGGTGAACAGCATGAGCGACGAGACCAACACCTACGGCGACGACATCCACCTCACCACCACCGACGCGACGACCATCTACAACACCCTGATCGCTGCGCTCGAAAAGGGCGCCGGCGAGCCTCTGTACCCCGGCGACGAGCGCCGGATCTTCGGCGAGGGGCTCGTGGCCGTGTTCGTCGCCCTCTACAACAGCCTCGACGACACCGGGCGGCAGACCCTTCTCCGCTATGCGCGGGGCGAGGTGCT